TATGCAATAGATGAAGATACCGAAGTATTAAATGATATGAGTGATACATTATATGAATTAGAATATATAGAATTATCAGATAAATCAAAAATAAGAGCAGATAAATTGAACCATAAAATAGAAGACGGAATTTTACATTTCTTTATAGATTATAAATTATTTATAAAGAAAGATATTAACGAAACAACTAAAATGAATGATTATAGTTTGAGTGGGGAGGTAAAAGAAGATGAAAAAAACTAAAAAGGAAACGATAAGTGAAGAAAAATATACAAAAAGTCAAATAGTTAATTCAAAAATCTATATTAGTAATAGAGATTTATTAAATGCAGTTTTAAGAGAAAATAAGAAATATACTAAAATAGAAATTGATGAAATAATAAAAAATTATATGAAAGGAAAGGTGAACTAGTTATGCTAGGAGGAGGAAATTTTATAAGTCAAAATAAAAAGTTACCAGGTACTTATATTAACTTTGCATCAGCACAAGCCACATCTTCTAAAATAGGAGAAAGAGGAATTGCTGCAATGGCAATAGAAATGGACTGGGGACAAGATGAAAGCATTATTGAAGTTACATCAGAGAATTTTACAAAAAATTCATTAAAAATATTTGGTTATGATTATTCAAATGAAAAATTAAAAGGAATAAGAGATTTATTTAAAAATATCAAAAAAGCATATTTTTATAGATTAAATTCTGGAAATAAGGCTACAAATGATCTTGCTACTGCAAAATGTAGTGGAATTAGAGGAAATGATATAAAAATAGTTATAGCAAAAAATATTGATGAAGATAATAAATATGATGTAAGTACATATTTAGGAACAAAAGAAGTCGATGTTCAAACAGTTAAATCAGTAAATGAACTAGTAGATAATGACTATGTTACATTTAAAATGCAAACTCTTGCTGTAACAGCAGGAAAAGCATTAGCTGGAGGAACAAATGGAGATGTAAGTGGAGAAGCACACCAAAAATTTTTAGATAAATTAGAATCATATAAAGTAAACGCTGTTGGCTGTACTGCTAAAGATGAATCAACTTCTAATTTATATGTTCAATATGCTAAAAGAATGAGAGATGAGCAAGGAATTAAATTCCAAGCGGTTGTATATAATAATGCAGCAAACTATGAAGGTGTTGTAAATGTTAAAAATACAACTGTGGAAGATGATTCAGCACTTGTTTATTGGGTAACAGGAGTAATTGCTGGTTGTGAAATCAATAAATCAAATACAAATAAAACATATGATGGAGAATATACAATAAATGTTGATTATACGCAAGCACAATTGGAATCTTCAATAGATAATGGAGAATTTATACTTCATAAAGTTGGAGATGAAGTTAGAGTGTTGGTAGATATAAATAGTTTAGTAGATATTACAAGTGAAAAAGGCGAAGAATTTAAATCTAATCAAACAATAAGAGTTCTAGATCAAATTGCTTCTGATGTAGCAGGTGTATTTAATTCTAAATATCTTGGAAAAATAGCAAACAATGAAGCCGGAAGAACATCACTTTGGGCTGATATAGTTGCTTTATTCAAAGATTATCAAACTTTACAAGCAATTGAAAATTTTGAAGATGAAGATATTAAAGTTGCAATTGGAAATGATAAAAAATCAGTAACAATTGAAACAAGTGTACAAGTAATAAATGCAATGGAAAAATTATATATGACCGTTGTTGTAGAATAAAAGAGAGCTTTTTAAGTTCTCTAATTTTTTTATAAGGAGGAATTTTAAATGGCAAATATTACAATGAATGCAAAAGATGCCGTTAGTGCAAAATTAGCAGAATGCTATGTTACTATTGAAGGCAGAAGATATTTACTAATGCAAGGTAAGGATTTTGAAGCAAAATTTGAAAAAACAAAGAAAGAAATAAATGTGTTAGGAAAGACTGGTTCTGGTAATAAATCAACAGGATGGAAAGGAACTGGAAAAATAACAATATATAAAAATACATCAATATTTGATGAACTAATGGAAAGATACAAAAATACAGGAGAAGATATATACTTTGATATACAAGTATCAAATAGTGATCCTACATCAGCAGCAGGAGTTTGCACAATGGTATTTTCAGGATGTAATGTAGATGGTGGAGTGTTAGCTTCATTTGATGTAGATGGTGATTTCCTAGAACAAGAAATTGACTTTACATTTGAAGATTTTTCAAATCCAACAAAATTTACACAATTAGCAGGTATGCAATAAAAATAAAATAAAAAAATAGTTAATGAAAGGAAAGATAAGATATGAGTTTAGAAAGTTTTATGTTGAAAGATGAAGTAAAAGAAGTTGAATATGTTGCTTCTAATAGATTTGTAGATAAAGAAGGAAAAGTAGAAAAATGGAAACTAAAAACCATTACTGCAGATGAAAACGATGCAATAAGAAAACAATGCTATAAACAAGTTCAAGTAGGAAAAAGAATGAAACAAGAATTTGATACTGTAAAATATTTAGAATTATTAGCTGATAAATGTGTTGTTTATCCGGATTTGCATAATGTTGAATTACAAAATTTCTATAATGAAATGGATTCAATAAAATTGTTGAAAAAACATTTATTAAACCCAGGAGAATATGATGATTTAATGCAAGAAATACAAGAAATAAATGGATATAGTTTAGATGATGCGGTTGAAGAAGCAAAAAACTAATTAAGGAAGGCGAGAGTGATGCTGTATATGCACATTTTTGCCTTCAAAAACTTCATAAATTTCCGCATGAATTTCTAAATCTTCCGTTTAAAGAAAAGGCTTTTGTTATTGCATCTGTTCAAATAAGAGCAGAAAATGAAAAAGAAGAAGCCAATAAAATTAAAAAGAAATAATCTTATTTTTCTAAAAGGAGGAAAATATGGCTACTATAAAAAGTTCAATAGTGGTACAAGATATGGCTTCCTCTGTATTTGCAAAAATACATTCTAATGTAAGTAAAACAACAGCAGGATTTAAAAACTTGAATAGTGAAATGTCAAACGCTCCAACAAAAGCAATAAATAATGCTGAAAGGTTAAATGCATCGGCAGTAAAAACTGAATTAGCATATCAAGCAGAGTTACAGGTTCTGAGACAAGTTGAATCTGAAGCTAAAAAGATTATTGCAGCAGAAGGAACACAAAGTGCAAAAGCACAAGATTTAATTTCTAGTGTGGTTGAACAGAGAAGATTAGTAGAAGGTTTAAAGAAAGATTATGATAATGTTTCTAGTAGTATTAAAAATTCTCAAAATAGTCAAGAAAGCTTTAATAATAGTGTGAAAAGGACACAGGCAAACCAAGAGAGACTAAACAATAGTATAAAAAATTCACAAGAAAATCAAGATAAATTTAGTAATAGTATAAATACATCATATAGTAATGGAAATAAACTTCTTTCTACTATAAAAAAGGTTGCATTAGCAGTTGGTGGTATATCTGCAATAAAAGGATTGTTTAATTTGTCAGATGAAATGACAAATAATAAAGCAAGATTAAATTTGATTGTAGATGATGGTGGTAGTGTAGAAGCATTACAAAATAAAATTTTCGTATCTGCAATGAATGCTAGGGCTTCATATCAGACTACTACAGATATTATTACAAAACTAGGTTTACAGGCCAGCAAGGCATTTAAAGGAAATGATGAATTAATTGCGTTTGCGGAACAATTAAATAAAACATTTGCAATATCTGGAACTGAAGCAACAGGAATAGAATCTACAATGTATAACCTAACACAAGCATTATCAACAGGTGTACTTAGAGGGCAAGATTTAAATGCGGTATTTTCAAATGCTCCACAAATAGTTCAAAATATTGCAGATTATTTAAATGTTCCAATTGGTAAGATTCGTGATATGGCAGCGGATGGAAAGATTAGTGCACAAATTGTTAAAAACGCAATGCTAAAAGCGGCAGATGAAACAAATGCAAAATTTAATAAGATGCCAATGACTTGGAATCAAGTATTTACCAAAATGAAGAATATTGCAATAAAAGCACTAGATCCTGTTCTTAATAAAATAAATGCATTAGCAAATAATCAACAAGTGCAAGAAATGTTTAATATGTTTATAAATGGTGCCAGTTTAGCAGCACAGGCAATTTTAAGCTTAATAGAAGGTATATCATGGCTGTTAAGTGTATTAGAACCTGTAGCACCAGTTATACTTGGATTAGTAGGAGCCTATGTTGGATTTAATATAGTTTCAATGATTGCAAGTGGACTTTTAGGTATGTTGTCAATAGCACATGGAATTGCAGGAGCGGCAGAAATGTTACATTCTGGACAAACTATGGCAGCAACTGCAGCACAATGGGGATTAAATTCTGCATTGTTAGCGTGTCCAATTACTTGGATTGTGATTTTGATAATGGCCTTAATTGTTGCACTAACATATTTGTGGTTTACTAATGACAAGGTGGCTTATGGAATTCTTTATGTTTGGGATGCATTGAAATTAGGAATAATGGTTGCTGGACTTGGAATTCAAGGTGTATTTTATGCAATAGTTTTAGGTGCTATGGCATTATGGTTAGGAATTCAAACTTGTGTACTTGGAGCAATGGGTGCTTGGTATGCATTTCAAACAGGAGTCGAGGCTGTTTGTTTGGGAGTTTTAAGTATTTTCCAAGGCTTATATAATGGAGTTGTTTGGTTGGTAAACCGGAATAATTCAAGCGTTGAACAAAATACCAGGAGTGCAAATAGATACCGTTGAAGCAGCACACTTTGCTGATGACTTTGCAAGTAAAATGACAAATAATATCATAGATAGAAATGCAAAATTACAAGAAATGGCTAGTCAAATGGATGGAACTGTCGACAAGATAAACCAATTAAAAGGTGAATTTGGAACGAAACTTAATGCATCAGCAACCAATATACAAAATACGGCAATAGATATGAATAATACTCGACAAGACAGAGTAGATCATAGAAATGACTGGATAAATGGTGCTGGAAATGCTATAAAAAATGTGTTAAACGATAAGAGTTTCACAATAGATCCATCACAGTTTGGAAATACACTAGGAGATATTGCTGGAAATACAAAGGACACAGCCAATAACACTAAACAAATAACAGATGAAGATTTAAAATATTTAATAGATATAGCAGAAAGAGATACTATAAATAGATTTACAACCGTTCCATTAACTATAAATATGACTAACAATAATAATATTGATAGTGAAACAGACATTGATGGGATAGTTGATTCTTTAACAAAAAGGTTAGAGGAAGAATTAGAATATATTTCAGATGGAGTACATGAATAGGAGGGATTTTTATGGCATATTATTTTTATTTAGGCAATGTACTTCTTCCCATTCCTCCTAGCAAACTTGAACTAAAAATAAGTAATAATAATAAGACATATAATTTGATAAATTATTCACAAATAAATGTTTTGAAAAACCCAGGATTGTCAAGTTTGGAATTTGAAGTTGTACTACCTAATACAAAATATCCTTTTGCAATGTATAAAAACAATTTTCAAAATGCCAAATATTATTTAGGTGTATTAGAGAATTTAAAAGTCAATAGATCTGCTTTTCAGTTTATAGTTGTTAGAAAATTTCCAAATGGTAAAGACATTTTTAATACTAATATTAAAGTGGCGTTGGAAGAATACACTATAACTGATACAACAGAAGAAGGTTTTGATACAAAAGTAAAAATAAAACTAAAACAATATAAAGAATATTCGACAAAAAAGGTACAAGTAACAATAAAACAATATAGACCACCAGCAGTTACAAGAACAGTTACAACTAATAATACTGCAGTAGCAAAACCAAGTGGACAAAATTATACAGTAAAAAGAGGAGATTGTTTATGGAATATAGCAAAGAGATTTTATGGAAATGGTGCTAAATATACAACTATTTATAATGCTAATAGAAGTAAAATAAGAAATCCAAATTTGATATATCCAGGTCAAGTTCTATGGATACCATCATAGGAGGGAAGAAAATGAGCCAACAATTATTAATTCAAAATGGAAATACTGTATATGAACCAGTAGTTCAAGATGAAATAACTTGGACTACTGAAAGAAAAGGTGCTGCTGGAAAATTAGAATTTAAAGTTGTTAAAGATGATATAATTAACTTTGAAGAAGGAAATCCAGTAGCATTTAAAGTTGATAATACAAATTTATTTTATGGTTTTGTGTTTAGAAAAAAACGTGATAAGGAACAAATAATAACAACAACAGCATACGATCAGCTTCGA